CTGGTACTGTTTTTAAATCAAATAATTCAGCATACCATTTAGTTTCTTCCCACGATAACCATTTATCTAATACTCTAACACCGAATACATAAAAATGGTCTTCCAATTTTGGATAAATTATTGAATGCACTGCATATAAATTCTCACCAAATATTTCAAGATTCATACCCTTTAAATCATTTGTCATTTGACTTTGTTTGATTTTTAAATGGTCAGCCCATGGATGTAACGTAGGTGCAGCATGTGACCTAGCAAATACCCCATATTGGGATAAACAAGTATTTTCACCATCCATTTTTTCAGTATGGATACAGGTATCAAATTTCTGTATATCTTCACGCCATTTACGATTTATTCGGTCATCTGACGTAGTGCCAGGACTGAAATCGTAATGGTATGTTCGCCCATATTTAGTTGATATGCTCATTAGTTCTATAATTTTATAATCTCAGCCTCTTCAGTTGAAAGCTGTTTTCTTAATTGTTCCCTTAAATTATTCGATAATTTGGCCATTTCTATTTGTCGTGGTGAGTTTTGACCATAAGCATTATTAATAGCTGATTCCGAACAATTTATTAACCAAGATACCGTTTTAATTATTTCAATATCTTCACCAGATGTACCAAATTTTTCACAAATTGGGTCAAAATTATTATCGACATTAAATTTTAGTGTTATTTCCCTACCCATTGATTTATAATTTATAATTTATATTTCTTTTGTTTTAAATCGTATTTATCGATTAAATCATTTGCTTTTTTACGAGATATTAATATCTCCTCATCACTTTTCAAATAATAAGAACCATTATAATGATGCAATATTTCTCTATTATGCATTTTTTTTAACGTCATTTGGATAACCTTTTCATTTATTTTGGTTTTCAAATGTAAATCCCAAGCTGTAAAATCTTCATCAACACCATAATTATCTTTAATAGTATCTAATATTAACCCCATGATTACTTAATTTTAAACATTAGAGTACAAATGTAAGTAAAAAAAAATAACTTACCAAATAAAAAGTAAGTTATTTTTAAGATTTGGGTCCTAGTCATCGTTTAACTAGGTGGTAATTGGCCAGATTACCTTCACAATGAGTAACGATTTTTATCTTTTACCAGTACATCCATTTTGCTTGGCTTCTGGTTTTATATTTAAATTCTTGTGGGTCATGACTCCACGCACTTGATGAACACCAATCGGTCCAATCGGTATCGCCCCAATTTATTGGTTCCCAATCATCAAAAGCAAATTCCATTGAGACGTTCTTTCTTAATGCCATTTTATTGAATTGTCTATCTTTTTTAGACCAAGCTCTACGATATTCGGCAAATCCATTATTATTATATACTGGACTAGTATCTCTTATAACTTGCAATTTGTCTTTAATGAAGTTAATTTGTCTTTCTAGTTCATTATCAACTATTTTTTCATGTGTAAGATAGCTTTTTTTAACTTTCATTACAAAATAGTAAGGTGGTAAACTACAAATGTATTTTTTTCTAACAGAACCATCCCAAGACTTAAAATCTTTTGATTTATCATGATAGAAAAATTTTTTAACTCTCAAATTAAGTCTATCATAAAGATTTTCATCTATATGCTTGAATTTTGGTGTTTTATCAAGGATATAATTTTTTTTCTTGATGTAGAATTCTGGTGTTTTAGACCAAGTTTCATAAGAATATTCATCAATCAAATGTTGATAGATAAATGCGTCATCTCTTCTTGCAATATCTTCTCTAAGGACAAGATAAGCATTGTACCCATGTTGTACTGGCTTAGGAAGCTCTCTATACCCTAGATTTTTTCTAATAGTATTTAATTTGTCTTCTTCAGCTAAAAGTCTTAAATAGACTTTATAGTTTTTATGTTTTGTGTTTTTACTCATTTTCTCTGTTTATTAAAGATTTACCTTAGAACAGAGAGTTTTTTAATGTGTTTTTCATAATTTTTGTTTATAAATATTACTTATAATGTAAATATACTCTTTTATTTAAAATAATCAAGTGATTTATTTGTGTTTTTCAATATATTTTTTGATTAAACTTTCACATTCATTAGAAATTTCTAATTCAGTTCTATCATCTTTTTTGGTTTTCATTTTTACGTGTTTAACCTTGATTGGTTTTGGTTCTTTTCCAGCATCAATCAATTTTTGATTGGAATCTGTTTGTTTCTTTAAGTCAGCTAATCTTTCTGCTTTATCAACAGCATTCTCAAATGCAGAATAGTTTTTAAAAACTTCCACACTTTCAATGATTACCTTCCCATAAAAAATCATTGTTAATGAACTCGTAGAATAATACTTTTTTACAATTCTAAAATCTTCTCTTTGCATATTATTTATTTTTTAACAAAGATACGAATAAAATTGTAACTACCAAATATTTTAGGAATATTTTTCTAACATAATACGAAAAAGTTATAATGACTCGGATACTGCGACATTAACATCTTCTAAATCACTAGCATAAGTAACAATACCCAACGAAGGAATACTTATTCTTAAAAACCCATCTAACCTTTCAGTAATTTCCATAGTATTTAGTTTTTGTGGGGACAACGGGAATCGAACCACGTGTTTGTCAAATTTACAGTTTGTTAATTTTGTTTGCTGAAATCATTCTTCTTTATCAGAATGAGTTTTTCCATCATTTTAATATCCCCAAGTGAGCGACATATGGGGCTCGAACCCACAACCTCAGCCTCGGCAAGGCCGCACTCTACCATTGAGCTAATGTCGCATTTAACAAAGTGAGCGTAGCCACAATCTTGTTTTATTTCATCATTTATCTTTGCCTTAACCCGTTCTCATAAGGAAACCGACACCTTCGAACTATTTAAGTTGCTACTTCATTGGTGTTAACGATTTTTAAATCTCCCAATTTAGGTTTTGTAGTCGTGAACTTCCTCTGTTTACAGCGATGAATCCTCTTCTTTGTTGAGCCTCTAGTCGGGTTCGAACCAACGACATCTTGTTTACAAAACAAGTGCTCTACCAACTGAGCTATAGAGGCATTTAAGTACTTGATAATCAAGTAATTGAGCTCTATCACGGAATCGAACCGAGTCTATTCAACGTTACAAATGTCGTGCACCACCTTTTATGCGTATAGAGCAAATTTGATTCTTATCGTGAATCACTCGGTGCATTTTGTCTCCGCAGAGCACTTACTGCCTGTGTGGGGCGTAAAGGATTCGAACCTAATCAGTACAATGACACCAGTTCTAGCTTGGCCACTGGGCTCGGTTCACACACCGAAAGCCACCCCTTGGTATTGATTTTTTGTCTAACATTTTCCAGAAATCAATAAAACTACATACTTGCAAATTTTTAATTAAATAGTTCTAATATTAAAACCATGATTAGAAGTTTTTAAAGTAATCGTTAAATAATGAAACATACTACGCTGTTTTTCGTTATTAGTATTAAACCATTCACAGAACACATAATCATCATCATCTCTACTAATTTCTACTATTGTCATATCTGGCCCACCAGAATTCAATATTACAACATCTTTTATTTTAAATTCATTCATTTTAGTTTATTTTTAAATTTTGTTATATACCCTAATAATACTTTAGTTTTATTATTTTGTAAACCTAAATCTTAAAATTTTTTTCTACCTAATACATACCCTTCTGGTATTTCACTACCTTTAATTATTTTTACAGAATTAACACCATTAGTAACCCAACAAGTACCATATTGTGAATTGGTTTGACCAACACCAGTACCTTTTCTTTTTTGAGACATCAATTCTTTAGTTTCATCTGAATGATTTTTATCGTCAAAACCTTTATGTTTTAAACCAAGCAAATTATATTTATTAATATTTAAAGTGGCGTAATAAATATGTCTTGTACGAAATTCTAAATTATTTTTTATTTTTTCTTTAATAACATCATTACCAGCATTAGAACATTTAATCATATGTTCTTTATTAATAAATCCACCATTACCACCTTCTTTTAGGTTCATACATAGACCATCACTTAATAATTCTTTGGTTATAATTTCAATCTCTCTAAGAACTAAAGCTTCTCTTGATTCACAGAATTCTAATACGTCTTTTGTATGGTTTTCTTTACCATGTTTTCTTACTGAATGTCTTAATATCGTCCCACTTCCCATGTAACCATCTTCTAGGTTACTCGTACTATGCATTCCTACATACCATCTTCCTGTTAGATTACATGTCGTTTTATAAATGTAATGAATGTTTGCTTTTTTTCTCCCCATTTTTCCCTTTTCATATAAATATCACAATTTATATGAAAAGTACAAAAATATTTAAGGTGGGCCCAGATGGATTCGAACCACCGTGTGGTATTTCAGAGCTACAATCTGACGCATTCGAC